ATCGCCAAAAAATTAGGTGTGCCACTCGAAGAGTATGCGAAACAATTAAATATCACGAAGGAGGGATAAGCATATGGAAAATACAATAGATAAGAAGACCTCACGTGCGAGTCAAACTAGAGAAAAAACAGCTCATAAAAAAGTTTGGACTCCACCATCACCTTTAGATTCACCACCTGCTCCATCAGGTTTTAAACATAGATGGATTAGAGCTGAGTCAATGGGATTTCAAGATACGAAAAATGTATCTGCCTCGTTAAGAGAAGGATACGAATTAGTTCGTGCCGATGAATACCCAGATTCACAATTTCCAGTCATTGAAGACGGGAAATATTCAGGAGTGATCGGAGTTGGCGGCCTACTGCTCGCTAGGATACCGGAAGAGATTATTAAGCAGAGACAAGAATATTATGCTTCACAGCATAATGAGAAGGTCAAAGCAATGGATCATGATCTGATGAAGGAAGAGCACCCAAGTATGCCTATCGATATTGATAGACAGACTCGTGTAACTTTTGGTGGCTCAAAGAAATCTTAAAAAATTTCCTAACCATTAAAGTTCATTTAACCCGTACTGGAGGCCCGCAAGGGCAGGTACATTTATAAGGAGGCCTCTATGGCAAATAAAAACGAACCTTTCGGTCTAAGAGCGATCGGAAAAGTTGGTCAAAATAGAGACAACCAAGGTTTAAGTGAATATAGTATTGCAAATAACTATGCGACTACTATTTATTTTCAAGACGCTGTAAAACCAGTTGCTGGCGGAGTTATCGAACAAGCCGCAGCCGGAGACAGATTACTTGGATCACTTAATGGTGTTTTCTACACAGACCCAAATACAAGTAAGCCTACGTTTGCTAATCATTATGCTCAAGTTGCAGCATCTGATATAGTAGCATTCGTAAGTGATGACCCTTATGAAAGATTCGAAATCCAAACTGATATATCAACTGCTTCAGCGCAGACTGATGTATTCATGAATGCGGATATCGTTGTTTCAGCAGGTGTTGCAGCAAACTTTGTGTCTAACTCAATGTTAGATGATGGTACGCTATCAACAACAAGTGGTCAGTTAAAAATCATAGGTCCATCAACTAACATAGACAATAGCGATATTGCATCTGGTTATGTTAATTGGGTAGTGATGATTAACGAACACATATACAACTCTGCTACGGCAGGAATATAATAGTTAGAATAGGAGAAAAAACATGGCTATATCACGAGGACAACTAGTTAAAGAACTAGAACCAGGCCTGAATGCACTATTCGGACTGGAATATAAACGTTATGAGAATCAGCATGCTGAGATCTACACAACAGAAACTTCAGACAGAGCGTTTGAAGAAGAAGTTATGTTATCTGGTTTTGCTAATGCTGCAGTTAAACCTGAAGGTTCTGGCGTAACTTTTGACAATGCTCAAGAGACTTACACAGCTAGATACACTATGGAAACTGTTGCGCTTGCGTTCGCAATCACTGAAGAAGCGATTGAGGACAACTTGTATGACAGACTTGCGTCTAGATATACAAAAGCGCTAGCTAGATCTATGGCGAATACTAAACAAATCAAATCAGTAAATCCACTGATCAATGGTTTCGGAGGTGGTTTCACTTCTGGAGATGGTGTACAATTATTTAGTACAGCTCACCCAACGATCGCTGGAACTGTGTCAAACACTTTGGCTACACAGGCTGACCTTAACGAAACTTCATTGGAGCAGTCTTTAATCGACATCGCTGCAATGACTGACGAAAGAGGTCTTAAAATTGCTGCTAGAGGAATGAAAATGATCGTTCCTTCTGAGCTTCAATTCCAAGCTGAAAGACTTATGAAGTCTCAAGGTAGAACTGGCACTGCTGATAACGATATCAATGCAATCGTTTCTATGGGAATGGTTCCTCAAGGTTACAGAGTGAACAATTTCTTAACTGATCCTAATGCGTACTTCTTCATTACTGATGTTCCTAACGGAATGAAGTATTTTGAAAGAACACCTATTAGAACAGCAATGGAAGGTGATTTTGATACTGGAAACGTAAGATACAAAGCTAGAGAAAGATACAGATTCGGTGTATCTGACTATAGAGGTATCTTCGGATCTTCAGGAGCAAGTTAATCGTAATTTTTTGTGGCGGGACATAGTCTCGCCACAATTCTATGAAAGAAAGAATAATGGTAAAATTTCTAGTAAATATCTGGGCGTATGATCATTACGCTAAATTTAATGTTGTAGCTGATGATAACCCAGCCTCACTAGAACAGGCTATACTTGACAAGTTGGGAGAAAAAAGTATAGTTTGGGAAAATCTTGGAAACTCTTATAGTGACAAGATAAATAGAATAACTTATGAGGAAGTTATCGATGGAAAAAATGATGCAACACTTAAACGACCTTTACAAGCAAAAGAGGGGTCTGGACTTACAGTGGGAGCAAGAGCATCTTAACGAGGGTAGATATACTCTCAATATGGTTAAAATAGACCGAAAAGTTCGAGATGTTTTAAGTCATATTAAGATGGCAGAAGCGCAAAGAGAACACATGCGTAATAAAGTTGAAGACTCTGCTCCAAAAGTTTCCGTAGCTACTTAAAAAAAAGCTACATCGTTGGAAAAATCCACTCCACACTGCAGGATCTCTTGCACTCTACTCAAAACTAGTATATAAAAAAACCACTGTATAATTTAATTAGTTTACATAGACGCGTACAGTCGACGGCCTAGAGACTATGTAGACGGAAACTAGGAGAATAATACTATGGCAAATACAACCTTTTCAGGACCGGTCATTTCTAAAAATGGCTTTATAACTACAGGCCCTGGAGCAACAAAAACAATTAATTCTACTGGCTTAGGTGCTAGCGGTTTAGCTTTAACTGTTAACGACCATGCTGGAAGAATTTTAATTTCACAAGACGCAGATGGTATCTATGCATTACCTTCAATTAACGCTAGCGCTAATGGAGCAACTGCAGGAGCAACTGATTACAACAACCCAAACAACATTGGTGCAAGTTTCTACTTTTATGTAGATACATTAGCAACTGATGTTCAAATCGTAACTGACGGAACTGACAAGTTCACAGGTGCAGCTATGATCGCAGTGGATGATGGAGCTAAAAAAGCTTTCTTCCCTGCTGCATCTAATGATGTTCTTTCTATGAATGGAACAACTACAGGTGGGATCGTTGGATCTGTAATTCAAGTTACAGCGTTAGAAACTGCTCAATACTTGGTGCACAATACTTTGATTTTAGGATCAGGTTCAATCGTAACACCATTTAGTGATACGTAATAAATAATTAGTGTGGGGCTTCGGCCCCACATATAAATTTTAAGGAGATTAAATTATGGCATCAATAGGTAATATACAAGCTACGAGATCAGCAGCTGCAGCGGGGGCATCAGCAATTGTTAGTCCACCTGTTAGACTTTATGCTATATCAATAGCATCTGATGGCGGTGGAGCTGGAGTATTAGAATTAACAACAACATCAAACGCTGGTGATACTGTTTTACATACAGATGTCCCTACTGGAGAAATATACACTTTAAATTTTGCAGGTGGGATTGTTTGTCCAAAAGGTATTTACTGTAAGACTAAAACAAACGTCGCTGGATACACATTATTTACAAGTAAATATTCTGGACCAGGGCTAACAGCGGGGTAGTCACATGGGCTTTTTACTTGATGCAGAAGCAACAAGATCTACACTTCTAAGTGTAGATACTACGCTATCAGAAAATATTAACGCAACACAAAATTACATTCCTGTTGCAAGCACTACTAACTTTTCAACTAGTGTTGTTGCAGAAATTGAAACAACTAATGAAGTTGTAAGCTTTACGGATATTAGTGAAAATAATTTTCAGCAGTCACAAACTTTTGACAATGGGTATTGGCAAAAACTTAGATCAACGGTTACAGCAGATGCAACTACCGCCCCCGATGGTACTACAACAGCAGAGCAACTTACTCAAGCTTCAGGTCAAACAAGTAATGGTTTAATTCAAGTTAGCGGAGCAGGTCTGTCTGTAACTAATACCAAAACTTATACCATCTCTATATTTGCCAAAAAAGGAACCAACAGAAATTATCTTATGATAAAAGAAACTATGGGTAGGGGAACTGGAAGCTCTCAATGGTTCAATTTAAATACTGGAGCGGTAGCTTCTGTATCACCGTCCGTAGGGAGTGGACTTACCTCTACTATATCAAGTGTAGGTGATGGCTGGTTCAGATGCTCCATAAAATTTACAGCAGATGCAACTAGAACGGGACAGTGTGGATTTATAGTTTCAGAAAATGATGGCAATACTTCTAATACAGACGATCAAGGTTTTATTTATATATGGGGTGCACAATTTGAAGAAGCATCTACAGCTTCAACTTATTTACCTACAACTTCATCAGTATTAGTTGGTTTAACAGATGTCACTAGAGGCGTAAACGGAACAACTGCAGCATCTGCAAGTTCTGGTGATTCAATTCAACAATTACCTTTTGCTTTTCAACAAGTATTGGCTACAGTTACAAGTACCTTATCTGAAAACATAGATACTACTCAAAATTACGTACCTGTTGCATCAACCTCAGGTTTTGTGACAGGTGTAAATGCTACTATTGAATCAACTAATGAGGTTATAAGTTTTACTACATTAACTGAAAATAAAGCAAAATTTTCAGAACAACTCAATAATGGTGTTTATATTAAAAGTGGTATATCTATAGATACAGATGTTACTACTGCACCTGATGGAACTAGCACCGCAGATAGAATTAAAAGACCAGCTAGCACAGGCACTAAAAATATGTATCAATCAGGTATATCTGTTATTTCTGGTAATGATTATACTTTTTCAATTTATTTAAAAAAAGATAACAATGATTTTTTTCAATTAGGTTTTTTTGCTGCAATAAGTAGTGGATACGTAAATTTTGATCTTGTAAATGGAATTTTTTCTGCTAATGCAGGAGCTTCTGGATCAATGACAGCAGTCGGTAATGATTGGTATTTATGTACTATGACTGCTACTTCTGGTTTGACAGGTAATTCTGGTTTTCAAATATTACCTATAGATTCATATACAGATGCTAGAAACGCTTCATTTACAAATACAACTTCTTACGACACATTTGCATGGGGTTTTTCAGTCCAAGAAAGTTCAAGTTTTCTTTTTTATTTGCCTACAACTGCTAACACTTTAGTAGGTTTAGGAAATGTAACAAGAGGCGTAAACGGAACAACTGCACAAGCAGCTTCTTCAGGAGCAAGTATTTCTCAAACTCCTTCATTAGGAAGTCTTGATATGCCTGTAAGATTAAAAGGCGTTTCAACCTCTTCAGATGGAACTGGTGCAGGAAGATTAACACTTTGTGATAATAATGGCGATACTTTGTGTGATGTAGATATTCCAGATAATAGAGTATATACACTAGAGTTTGGTGGTGGTATAGTATTTCCAAATGGTATCTTTATTTCTAATACAGATAACATAACATCTTATACT